CAGGGTGTAGACCAATTACAGAATATTATAGATGCTCTAATGGACCCAGATTTAAGATACTCAAGACGGTTAGTTATGTCGGCTTGGAATCCATGTCAGTTACATCAAATGGTTCTTCCACCATGTCATATTTTAACACATTTTTCTGTGAATAGTAAAGACGAGTTATCGGCAGCGATCTATCAGCGGAGTGGCGATATAGGACTAGGCGTCCCTTTTAATATCGCATCATATTCATTTCTTGTATGTCTTTTGGCACAACATTGTAATTTAGCACCATATAAACTAGTTCATTTTATAGGGGATGCTCATATTTATACTCCTCATTTAACTACTTTGAAGGAACAACTTGCATTAACTCCGCTGCCGGCGCCGATATTTAGGATAAATAGAAGAGAACATATCAATGAGTATAAATTAAGGGATTTTGCTTTAGAGGATTATGAATTTCATTCTAAAATGGATATGGAAATGATTGCGTAAATATAGTGAAAATATGTTGTGTATTAATTTTATAATGTCAAGTGCAGTAGCGATGAACAGAAAAATTGCAGCTCAACAGCAAGGTTCCGATGGAATGGGGTCCTACGACTATTCACCCGTGCAGTCAAGACCTCAGGCTCCTAGAATTACCGGAACGCCAACGCAACAGCTTTGGACTGTTACGAATTTTCACGAGAAAAGACTTCAGCGCATCGATGGTGCAATGGATGAAGTTTCAAAAATGACCTCTCTCATGGGACACGGGTTGCAGCAAAACCGTAAATCTATTGAACAGTACGAGCATCGGATTGCGCGCCTAGAGTCTGAGTTAGCTGCTTTAAAACAGCATATTATCAATAGTCAACGGTCTAGTAAAAGTAAGAAAGGATCCGTTGCTCTTGAAGTGACAGAGGCTTAAATATAATAATAACAAAAATTGAAATGTTATTATTGTAAATAAATAAAGCTAATCAACACAGCTAAAACATGAAGATCACGCTAACCGACAAGTCCAAAGTTACCAAGTTGGTAACTATTTTCCGATATTTGAAAAACATTGTAGAATTGGTTAATATTAATCTTACCGAGGATAAATTTTATGTTCAGGGTTTGGACTCAAGTCACGCCTGTCTTGTTGAAGTGAATATTGATTCGGATTGGTTTGATTCTTATGAATCGGAGAATGTAACTTTAGGGGTCAGTTGCAGTATATTGCATAAGGTAATAGATTGTTGGAAAGAGAAGCAAGAAATCACGTTAGAGTGTGATGAATCGGCTGATAAATTAGATATTAACTTTGCGGGAGAAGGGACATTGACAAAGAGCTTTCAATTACCTCTTATGGATATAGATATGGATTTGTTGGATGTACCAAATTGCGACTACCAGATTGATATGGCAATAAATTCGGGCACTTTTAACGAACTGGTTAATGAACTTGCAATTTTCAATGATACCGTAAAACTAGTTTGCGCTGAAGATAGCACAACTTTGTCGCTTGTAGCAAAAGGAGATGCCGGGACCATGAAAGCTAGTATAAAGGATGATGATATAGAAGAATTGGCAATAGAGGAAGATTTCAATCTAGATATGAACGTGGGATTAGGGTATATTTCAGCAACCTGCCATTTTCACAAACTAAATGATGTTGTTTATATAAATTGTAGCAATGAACGTCCTATTAAAATTCATTATACTCTAGATCAAAAAGAACCAACTGAAAGCAAGAGTTATGTCCAATTCTTCATCGCAACCAAACTAGATGATTAGTTTACGGATAAATAATGAGATTCCTTTCTTGATAATTAATAATATGAAGTATCTTATTACCATTTTTATATTTTTCATTGTATTATTTCTATATTTGCATATCCAGTATCAGTTGAAGACAAGCAATGATTTAGAAATATATACCATCGATGATCCGTCTAAGGATAAATTAGAAGAAATTTGTGATTTACGACAGCCAGTGATTCTTAATATGGATATAGGAAATATATCTTCCAATTGCAATCTAGCTACTCTTGACGATAACTATGGCGCTTTTGATATAAAAATAAGAAATACTGTTAATACTAATACAAATAATGAGTTATATTTACCTATTATTCTAACAGAAGCAATTCGTGTTTTTCAATCAGACGAAGATTCAAAATTTATTACCGAATCAAATAGTGATTTTTTGGATGAAACTGGTGTTATAAAATACTATAAATATAATGATGAATTTTTTAGACCACCTATGGTATCAAAATGTATGTATGATTTTTGGTCGGGATCCAAAGGGGCTATAACTCCATTACGTTATCATAATAATTATAGAAATTACTTTTATGTAACGGCTGGTTCGGTTAAGGTGAAATTAATACCCCCACACTATTCCCGATATTTAAATATTCAAAAGGATCATGAAAATGCTGAATATCGCTCTCCTGTAAATCCATGGAATGTACATCATTCACATAAGGCGGAATTTAATAAGGTTAAAATCTTAGATTTGGAATTGCATCAAGGGATGATTCTAGCAATACCCGCATATTGGTGTTATAGTATGAAATATCAGGATATGTCAAGTATTTGTGTACTGCAATATAGAACATATATGAACACGATTGCCATTTTACCTGATTTAATTATACAGTTGCTGCAAAAACAGAATATTAAAAGAAAGACTGTAGCCAATACTGAAGAAGTTACTCCCGAAGAAGTCCCAATCGTAACGAATAAGGATAAGGATAATGCAACTGCTATGGCAGCTTCAGCTAGTAAAATTGAATCGGCGCAATAAGTCTATTATTTTGACACTTAACCATATGTATCGTTTCGTATCAGAGGACCGTTTATATAGCAAATTTACAACCACTTCTGTTGAGACTGGAGATATTATTTCATTGGAAGAGTTTGACCCTATACAAAATAAACTCTTTAATTTTGATCTATTCAATATTGTGTCTGAAGAAGTAATCATCTGTCACTCTCCTACAAGAAGGGGATCTATTGCAGGTGTTTTGCTTCTAGAGGGGAAAAAAACTTTCGGGCGACATAAACATAAATTCCTATATAAATGTATACCCGACGATAGACGCTTGCCTATATTCTTAGTCCCGTATAAAATAAAACAAAACTTTAATAAAGCTTATAAAAACCGTTATGTTATTATAAATTTTAGACATTGGGATGAAAAGCATCCATATGGTTATATTGATCAAAATTTGGGAGAGGTAACTGAATTATCTAGCTTTTATCAATATCAGTTGTATTGTAGAAGTCTGAATGCATCCATTCAGAATTTTACAAAGGATACTCGCAATAAATTAAAGAAAAGACCAGAAGAGGGTTTGGTTTCAGAGATTGCCGGACGATATGAAGTAATAGATAGACGTCATTTAGATAACATAATTACGATAGACCCATCAACTAGCAAGGATTTTGATGATGCAATTGGTGTACAAAAAGGCGAAAATGGCACAATTGTTAATATTTATATAGCTAATGTACCTTTATGGTTAGATTTTCTAGGATTATGGGATTCCTTTTCAAGCCGTATAGCAACTATCTATTTACCGGATCGTAAATTACCCATGATGCCGACTATTTTATCAGATATCCTTTGTAGTCTTCAAGAAGGTTGTTCTAGATTTGCTTTGTGCTTGGATGTATACTTAGACAAGGATCATAATGTTATAAAATATGCTCTAGTAAATACTGTCATAAAAGTAAAGCGAAACCTTCGTTATGATACAGATGAAATGTTATCAAATGAGACATATACTGAGTTAGTGTCTATTGTTGATAAACTTAATGAAAAAATTCCTTATTTGGATAATATTAGATCCTGTCATGACATAATTGCTTATCTTATGATAACTAAAAATCATTATTGTGCCAAATATATGTTCGAACATGAAACGGGGATTTATAGAACAATGACATACGGCAAAACAGAAATACCGGACTCAGTCAAGGATAAAGAAATACAAAACTTCTTGAGGGGATGGCATAGCAGTGGAGGGATGTACTGCAAATTTGGAAATGCAAAAGAGCACGCAGCATTAGATCTAGAAAAATATTTGCATATTACTTCACCAATTAGGCGATTGGTTGATCTATTAAACATGATAGAAATACAGAAAATCAATAATCTAACTAATTTTACTATAAAAGCGAATAACTTTTATCAATTTTGGACAACCGATTTGCAAATAAAATTTATAAATGAAACTATGCGATCAATTAGAAAGGTTCAAAATGAATGCACCTTATTATATTTATGTACAACAGATGACAGCATTCTCTCCAAAAACCACCGAGGTTTTGCATTTGATAAAATGAAACGAAGCGACGGAATGATACAATATCAGGTATATCTTCCAGAACTTAAAATGGTCAGAAAGTCGATTACACATTTAGATCTAGCGCTGAATAGCTATCATAATTATAAATTGTATTTGTTTATGGATCAGGATAGATTGTATAAAAAGGTACGAATTGTAATTGAGTAAATCATTCATTTTCCTTTGCACCACTTTCGATATCTTCATTCAAATTTCTTTGTCGTTCTAAATAAATTTCTCTCCTAATTGCTGCAGCATGCGCTGCATTTATAGATTCTTCATCCTGTCTTCCGCCAGCGGGTTCTATTTGATGACGATATGTGCACCAAAAAAATAACATTCCTAAAATGGTAGCACCGCCAATAGCTAATGGTAGCCCGATAGCAGAATTCATATAAATTAAAATATCATTAAAAATTTAATCAAAGCACGTATAAAATCAACAAAAAAAATATTTTTAATAAGCATATGGATCAAGCTTTGTTGGCAACAGTGGAAGAAAATGATGAGGATAGTTTAGCAATTCCCAGCTGGGAGTCTGTCAGCCAAATGTATGAGAGTAGATGGTTAAAGGAAAAGGAGAAGTTTCAAAACCAATTACGACATAATTTTAAGGGTCTTGTGGAGAGATTTGCTTGTGGAAAACAGGAGATCTTTGTACTTTGTGTTCCCGACAGACGCGAAAATCAATATAAACGTGCCTTTTTAGAACTTTTTGAATCGGGGTATGCACCGCATGTTGGGGATGTTGAACGCTTGGCAGGCAAAAAGGCGCGAAGATTGTACATTACCTTACCGCATAATTATGCCGATTGACTAGATTTTTACACCGAAAAGGGAGGGGTTATTACCATTAAACCTCTGATAGAAAGAGAGGTTAAAAATGACGATTGTTGTTGTCTCATAAATTAATTATATAATATGCTATATAATGGAAGAATATATAGCATCATTTTTAACTGGCGGTATCATTGTGGGGGGCGCGAAATACGTCGCCCAGAGATCTTCGCCCCTCTGGGCATCACTCCTTGGATCCACGCCGAATGATATATTTACACCATATTTTCTGGATGGGGAGAACATGAAGAAGGAATATATCATTGGGTATATATTTCAGTCGGTTGTATTCATTTGTTTAACTGTCAGTTTATATTTTCTATTAAAATATACTTCAATCAATGCTGATCTATTAATTGGTACGAGTATAATTATATGGTTGGGATTAAGTGTTATTTTGATTAAATATACCAAACCACTTATTAAACAACATTTTCAAAAATAAATACTTAATATTCGCTTATATTAATATGAAAGATTGGATTCGTGCATTTCTAATAGGGGGTTTAATAATGTTAGGAGAAAAATTTTTTGCAGGAATAATAGGACCAGAATATGCAGCCCTTGGGCTCCCCACTGAGTTTATTGCGGCATTCTTTATGGCAACAAGAAAGGATAAGATAGAGTATTTTTATGGCATTATTTTGATACTATTAGGATTTATAGTCACATTATCTTGGTTAGTTATTTCGGTATATAATAAAGTACCGGGCAATACAATAGTCACTGTAGCTATTTTTCTATGGTTTGTATTATCTTATCTAATTTTAAAATTTTATACAATTTATAAATAAGATTGATCTTAATATTCATGAATGTTGTATTATAATTAATTATATAAAGAGATTCCAATTATTTATAGAAATGGATATTTCTAGTTTTAAAACGCCCGAAACAACAAATTATTCCCTTCACAATAATTTATTGTCCAGTGTTAGTACTCCTCGTGATACACATCAAGTTCCTTCGGTAATGACTAAAGAAATAACGCCGAGTGCCAGCTGTACTAATCAAGAAAGAACCGGAAGGTGTTGGATTTTTGCAGCATTAAATATGCTAAGGAGAGATGTTATTAAAAATCAAAAACTACCGGAATCTTTTGAATTTTCACAAAGTTATATATTTTTTTATGATAAACTTGAAAGAATGAATTATAATCTAAATTTAATTATAACATTAATCGCCAATAAGCACGATATACATTCAAGAACTATACAACATATTTTGAAGGAACCTTTTGGTGACGGAGGACAATGGGTAATGTTTACCAATGTTGCAAATAAATATGGACTGGTTCCACAGAATGCTTATCCCGAAAGCAAACATAGTAGTAATTCTGCTGGCATTAATATGGTATTATCACGAATGTTCCGTACCTTTGTAAACAATATATTTAAGAATGGGGGAGATTTTGATAAGCAAGGAGCAATGCAGAAAACGTACGAAATTTTAATTCGTTTTTTTGGGGAGCCACCGAAGGATATTTCATGGAATTATAAAACAGATGGAAAGGTAAGAACTTTCTATGGGTCACCAATTGATTTTTTGAAAAACTTTTGCAGGATAAACTTTAATGATTATGTATCATTGACGCATGATCCGAGGAATGACTATTCAAAAATTTATGGAGTGCAAAATTTGGGGAATGTTGAAGGCGGCGATGTTGTAAAATATTTAAATATAGATATCGATAGATTGCACGCACTTACGAAAAAGGCAATAGATGATAATACGCCAATATGGTTTGGCAGTGACGTAGGGCAATTTTTAAATTCAAAACGAGGTTTATTGGATAAAAATTCTTTTGATTATATTAACTTTTTACAATTAACTGATTCAATGAATAAGAGGGAAAGAATTGACTGTTGTGAGAGTTTGATGACGCATGCAATGGTTTATGTTGGGTATAACCTAGATAAATATGGTGCTATAAATTATTGGAAAATAGAAAATAGTTGGGGGAGCGATGGTCCATATAAAGGGAATCTAATATGCAGCAATGATTGGTTTAAAGAATATACATACCAATTAATAATACCAAAAAAATATTTGAATGATAATGAAATAAGACTTTGGAGTGGTGAAATATATAGATCATTTCCGCTATGGGATCCAATGGGTTCCTTGGCGTGTTTTAATTAAGAGAACAACCGTTTGGTCCCATGATTTCTTTATTGGCAATAACAACGATTCCCCAAACCCACATCACTAGGATAGCTATTCCCCAAAGGCAGCCGATGCAAGAGTAAATACACTTACAACAATCAGCACGATCTTCATTCTGATTACAGCAGCCAGCCATGGCAAAACAACATGCTATAATCAGAAGCGCGATGGGTCCAAAAGCTACAGCCATATAAATTCCAAATATATCCCATCTCTGCATATTTCCAAAACCAGATCCAAATACACCGGTAAAAGGGATGGCTTGAAGGACTATTGCAGGAGTAAATTTGGGACCAGTTTCTGCGCATTTGGCAAGATTTTCGTCCCATCCATAACATTTATTAAGTTTACAAACGGAAGCATTAGTATTCGCCGGAGTCATACATGATCCTGGACATTCGCAAGCCGATCCTGCCCCTGATTTACACGGGACAGTACCCGTTTGTACATTCTCCGATAGAGACCTAACCGTTCTAAATACGGGATTTGTCTTGTTTGTGGGTAGTGAAGTTGCTCCACTTATAGCTAGTATTACTAGCAGAGCACCAATGGTGAAAGTGTGGCGAAGCGGGGTTGTGTTCATGTTTCGGTTACTGATCATGCTAGAAGTCGGGGGGTATTGGTTTTATTGTTTAAATAACATAACAGTTCAATTTTTTAATTTAATTATCAAATTTGTTTTCTTTTCAAAATTTGATAGGCAAAATAACGACGTTGTACTCAAATACTATAGGAAAAGGGCTTAACAGATTATTAATTTTAATTATTATATGATCCCTCCCTTACCAAAACCAGATGTAGGAACAAAAATTGCTGTAGCAGAATACCTAAAACCGAGTACACCCACAAGGCGTGTTATGAGGGCAGCTAGTAAATCACTGCGTATAATAACAGAACGAGGTATTTCGCCGGCGCCGGACGCCGATGAGGATTGTGATGACGATGGCGATGTACAGAAGAAGGGCTGGTGTTACCACGTTTGTCAGGCTGTCCCATTGGTGTGTAAAAATTTTAAATTAAAAATGCTGGATCATCTATTATTAGGTGGGGAACATAGCAAAAAGGTTTCTCCAGGATTTTACTCACCTATTAAATCCAAAGAATCATGTACCTCGGAGGAAAAAAAGGAAATCGTCATGGCTTCCCCTTCATTTGGGATGTTTAGTTTGTTTAAATATCACCTTAAAAGGGGGTATTTAAATAAAGAATTAAAAAAACACAACAAAATTTATTGTTCTCATATATTTTCGCTAATATTGGCATTGCCTATACTGGTTTTCATTGCACAATGGCTACTATATATCTCACTAATGCTACATGAAATTAAAAATTATAAAGGGACCATTTGTTCAAATAGCGATACATTTGAAAATAAGATGATGATTAGCGGCATCTGTTTAATTTACTTTGTAAGAAGTTTCTTTTTATGGGACAATATGACTAATAGTCTAAGTCTCAAAAAAATGAATAGAGTAGATAATATAACAGCAATTTTGGATACTTTTCAGGAATTCTCTTTCACATTATTTGTATATGGTGCAAATATATGGGTAGTATTTGTAGAACAGGACATTCAAAATATGATCCTGAACTCTCTTGCTATGGAATTTTTGATGATGCTCGATAATGAATTTGAAGAGTTATATTTCCGATATATGCCAGGAACTGCTGAGGACATTTATGATAATGTTTTTGTATCATATGATGAAAATAAGACACTATTGGGTGATAGACAAAAAAAAGATGTTTGTTTTAAATGTTTTAGTTATGCTGTATTTATTCCGTATAAGCTGCTGGTCATTACAATGTTTTTATTTCCTTTCTTTTGTTTTTTCATGGTTTTTGCGGGACCGATTTGCAAGTGAGTTAGTTAGGAATAATGATAAACCAATCTCTCAGAGGGGTTGCGGAACAGGGTCCTCGCACCCAATGGATTATATGTCCAAAAATCTTGTTTCCTGTAATATCTTTTACCGTAACCTTGTCTTTTAATACACGATATGTTGTTTCATCGCATGTTTTTGATTCAAAATAAGTATCGTCGTTTTCATTAAGAATGGCACTATTCATTTTCATCCAACAGAATTTAAATCCACGTTGTTGCCACCTGTTGGACAGATCCTGCACTAGGTTTACTGTCAAAGATTTTCCGTTTGTTGTCCAGATGCCCATAGTATATAGCGTATATAATTTGTTTTTTGAAATGGACAAATTATATTCAATTTTTTGTATTATCAATCAACGGCGACGAGTTCGGCGTTTTTTACGATGTTTCTTTCTTCTGTGACGAGTCCTGTGTCCTTTATTTTTACGTCTTTTATGTTTATTCCGTGTTCTACGTTTTTTTCTCTTACGTCTAGTTTTTCTACCACCTCGCGTCATCGTTTGCTGCACGGGTGCTTCAGACATTTTTTTATTAAAGGTTCCACGAGCAACCTCGTGTGTTGTGGAAGCTGCCAAGCAACTTGCGCCTACGCAACCTGTCGTACCCAACTTAGCAGCTATTGGCGTGATGACTGGAATTGTTACTGGTGAAGCAGCTGCTGCAAGTCCACACGCGGCGCCTACGCAAGCTGACGTTGCCCTTGCATTGCTAGTTGCATAGCGTGCGGCGGATCCGACAACACTGGCAATATCCTTTTTTAACAACGCGGCTTGAATCCTCCCCACCACTGCGGACGATGTTCCTGCGGAGTGTGGGAATCCCCCATCCACTAACTCTTGCCATTGTTCTTGACTG